GGAAGATAAAAAATTGGCATCAAATTACTTGGCTCGTAAATTCTATATCGTAAAAGTTATCGATAGAGATAACGAAGCGGACGGAGTTAAATTTTGGAGATTTAAATCTAACTACAAGAATGAAGGTATTTTCGACAAAATTATCCCAATCTACAGAAACAAGGGAGATATTGCTGACCCTGAAACAGGTAGAGACCTTATTCTTGAATTAACTAAGGCAAAAACACCAAAAGGGGCTTATTACACCGTAATTCAAACAGTAATGTATGATGATGCGGCTCCGGTTCACGAAGACAAAGTATTGGCTGATTCTTGGATTAACGATGAGTTAACTTGGGAAGATGTTTACTCTAAAAAACCGGTTGAGTACTTAGAAGCTATCGCAAGAGGTGAAACTCCAAAATGGAATACTGATAAAGGCGGTTACGATTATGGTAACTCTGATTCAGGTGAAATATCGTTTGGTGGTTCTAAACCATCGGCTCCGGTTGACCCACAGGCGAATGCTGAAGAGGATGATGATATGCCATTCTAATCAAACAACTTAGACATATAACTAGGACACTGAGACATACTTAGTGTCCTACTTGTCTAAAAAACTCAAAAAATTAATTTAACTTAGACATATGGCGATTAAAAAACACGATTTTAAGTCCATTAAGGACAAATTCTCAACATCGGCAAAATACAAACCACAAAGATTTTTTGACTTAGGTCCTGACTTCTTGGATGCTGTTGGTATTCCGGGACCAGCTATAGGACACTTAAATATGTTCTTGGGTCACTCAGATACTGGTAAAACAACTGCGTTGGTTAAATGTGCTGTTGATGCTCAGAAAAAACAAATATTACCGGTATTCATTATTACCGAACAGAAATGGTCGTTTGAACACGCAAAACTCATGGGTTTTGATTGTGAAGAAATGGTTGATGAAGAAACGGGTGAATTAGAATGGGACGGGTTCTACATCTTCAATAATAACTTCAGTTATATTGAACAAATTACCGACTATATTAATAGTTTACTTGATGCTCAGGAAAAGGGTGAATTAGACTATAGTTTATTGTTTTTATGGGATTCTGTTGGTTCAGTTCCTTGTAAGATGACCTTTGAAGGTAAAGGTGGTAAACAACATAATGCAGCGGCGTTAGCTGATAAAATAGGTATGGGTATTAATCAAAGAATTTCAGGAAGTCGTAAGGCAGATTCTAAATATGAAAATACTTTGGTTATTGTTAATCAGCCTTGGGTTGAACTTCCGGATAATCCATTTGGACAACCTAAAATTAAAGCTAAAGGTGGTGAGGCAATTTGGTTGAACTCATCCTTAGTGTTCCGTTTTGGAAATGAAAAAGGTGCGGGAACAACAAAGATTACCGCAACTAAAGATAAAAGAACTATCAAATTTGCTGTGAGAACTAAAGTCTCAGTAATGAAAAACCACATCAATGGATTGGGTTATGAAGATGGTAAAATTATTGTAACACCTCACGGGTTTTTGGCGGGTAAAGAAACTACCGAAGAAAAAGCTTCAATTGAGAAGTACAAAAAAGAATACTCTGAATATTGGAAAAACATTATCGGAACAGATGGTGATTACGATTTGAAAGAGGTTGAAGAAAAAGACTAGTAACGAACACAAACAAAACAAGTGACTAAAACACTATTAGTGGATGGCAATAATTTAGTAAAAATTGGCTTTCACGGAGTAAAAGATTATTATCATAATGGAAAACACATAGGTGCCATCTGGCACTTTGTGAATACCATTAGACGTTTCATAGACGAACAAGACTTTGATAAGGTTGTTGTGATGTGGGATGGTGATGATAACTCCTCGGCTCGAAAACTTATTTATCCCCAATATAAAGAAAAACGTAGTAGTAGAGACAACGAATATAAGTTAGATTCTTTCACTGAGCAGAAAGAAAGAATCAAACAATACTTGGAAGACTGTTATATAAGACAAATTAACGTAGATAATAATGAAGCGGATGATTTGATTGCTTACTATTGCCAAATCTCGGAAAACGAACAAAAAACTATCTATTCGGGAGATAAAGACCTTACCCAACTAATTTCAGATAAGGTGTCGGTATTTTACCCAAGAACTAAACAAACTTACCACGTTGGAAGTAAAATCAAATGTGATTTTTACGAATTTCCTCACGAAAACATTAGAACTTATAAAATTTTATCGGGAGATAAATCTGATAACATTGATGGGATTTCCGGGTTGGGAGAAAAGACACTTATTAAGTTTTTTCCTGAGCTACTTGAAAAACCCGTTTCAATTACCGATATTTTAGAAAAGGCGGAAACATTACTAAAGGAAAATAAAAATAATAAAACATTACAAAATTTGTTATCCGGTAAAAGTAAAAGTGGGTTTAATGGTGATGAATTTTTTATTATTAATGAAAAAATCATAAATTTATCAAATCCATTGATTACTGATGAAGCTAAAGAACTTGTTGAATTATATTATAGAGAAACTTTAGACCCTGATGGTAGGGGACATAGAGGTCTTATTAAGATGATGATGGAGGATGGTTTTTTTAAGTATCTACCGAAAGGTGATGATGCTTGGGTTAATTTTGTTAGACCCTTTATGAAATTAACAAGAAAAGAAAAAAGAAATTATAAAAACAATTAATTAAAATTATGAAAGACCAAGAATCGGTAAAATTAGAATTCTTAATGATGGTAAATGATAACATCATTGTACAAAGATTTTTTAACGTGAGAGAGTTCAACAATGAGGGGAAAAACTCATTAGAACTTTACGAATTACTTCGTGAATTCAAAGATGACATTCAAACACAATTGTCTTTGAAAACTGTTACATATATGACAGATAATATGTACGAAATTATCAACAATCCAGCTATTTTAGAAACGTCTTATACTGACGGTCCGGAGTACTTTAACATCTTCATCAAACAAAATGATGTGACAATTTGTCATAGACAGGTGGACGCTAAAGTATACCCTCCGAAGATAAGATATACTGTGGATGTACGCCCACACCTAAAAAACTTGTTGATGAACCTAACTGACATTTTTTCATCAAGAGATTTAACAAAAAAATATCTAGAAGTTAACCTAAGTGTATAGTATTTATTAATACACTAAAAGAAAAAAATATGGCGTCAAACAAAAATTTCGAGTATCTGGGGAGTACCTTTCAGATACAATTATTAAACCAAATCATTATCGACAAAGACTTCTCAAGGTCAATTATAGATGTGATTGAAACAAGTTATTTTGAGAATAAATACTTCAAATTAATTATTCAAATGATTAAAGAGTATTATACAAAATACGAACACACACCAACCTTTGACACATTAGAACAAATTACAAAATCTGAGATACAACAACCTCTAGCGGCTAAAATCATTATTGATACCCTAACAAAAGTTAAGGAGTCCACGCTTGAAGGAGCTGAATTTGTACAAGAAAAATCGATGAAGTTCTGTAAACAACAGGAGTTACAGAAAGTAATGGTTAAAGCTCAAAAAATCATCGACACTGGTGAATTTGAGAGTTATGACACATTAGAGGAAATGGTAAGTAAGGCATTACAAGTAGGTGAACACGATAAGGGAACGGAAAGTGTTTTTAGTAACTTAGATGATGTTCTAAACGAAGATTATCGTCATCCGATACCGATGGGTATTCCGGGTATAGATAGACTCTTAAAAGGGGGGTTAGCTAAGGGTGAAATCGGTGTTGTTTTAGCACCAACAGGTGTAGGTAAATCTACTTTACTTACAAAAATTGCGAATCACGCATTTAATTTAGGTTACAATGTTTTACAAATATTCTTCGAGGATAACCCGAAGATTATCCAACGTAAACACATTACATTATGGACAAAGATTCATCCGGATGAATTGTCAATAAAAAAAGAAGAGGTTATGATTAAAGTTCAAGAAATTAAGGAGAAAATGCCTAATGAATTGATACTTAAAAAACTTCCTTCTGATACTGTAACAATGATGCAGATTAAAAACCAAATCAGAAAAATGATTTCAGAAGGAATCAAAATTGATATGGTATTATTAGACTACATTGATTGTGTGGTTCCGGATAAAAACTTGGGGGATGAATGGAAATCTGAAGGGTCAGTGATGAGAGGTTTTGAATCTATGTGTCACGAACTTGATTTGGTAGGATGGACCGCTACTCAGGGTAATAGAAGTTCAATATCGTCAGATGTTGTAACAACCGACCAAATGGGTGGTTCTATCAAGAAAGCTCAGGTTGGACACGTAATTATTTCCGTGGCTAAATCTCTACAACAAAAAGAAATGAAATTAGCGACAATAGCAATAACTAAATCCCGTATTGGTGATGATGGTGTTGTATTTGAGAATTGTAAATTTGATAATGGTATGTTGGAGATAGATACTGAAAGTTCAGTAACATTCTTAGGTTTAGAAGAACAAACCGAAGAAAGAAATAGACAGAGAATCAAGGACTTGTTAGACAAGAGAAAACAAAAAGAACAAACACAAAATTAAAAAAATGAAAGAAAAAATATTAGAACCAAACAATGACAGATTCGTTATCTTCCCTATAGAACATAACGACATTTGGGAGTATTACAAACAACATCAAGCAGCGTTTTGGACGGCAGAAGAGGTGGATTTATCTAACGATATTAGAGATTGGGAAAACCTATCTGATAACGAAAGATTTTTCCTTAAAAATGTATTAGCGTTTTTTGCGGCGTCTGATGGTATTGTAAATGAAAATTTGGCGGAGAATTTCTTAAAAGAAGTTCAGTATGCTGAAGCAAAATTCTTCTACGGATTCCAAATTATGATGGAGAACATTCACTCACTAATGTATTCATTATTGATTGATACTTATGTGTCTGATGAGACAGAGAAAGACGAATGTTTCCACGCAATTGATAGATTACCTGCTGTTCAAAAGAAAGCTAAATGGGCTCTTGATTGGATTGAGAATGCTTCGTTTCAAGAAAGATTAGTAGCGTTTGCGGCGGTTGAAGGTATTTTCTTCTCCGGTTCATTCTGTTCTATTTTTTGGATGAAATCAAGAGGAATTATGCCAGGATTATGTAGTGCTAATTCACTAATCTTCAAAGACGAAAATTTACATTGTGATTTTGCTATCCATTTGATTAACAATCACGTAGAGAATAAACCAACTGAGAAAAGAATTAAAGAGATATTATTATCTGCTTTAGAGATTGAAAAAGAGTTTATTACTGAGTCATTACCTGTATCTTTAATAGGTATGAATTCAAACTTGATGAAACAATATCTTGAATTTGTAACTGACGGATTACTAATTAAGTTTGGTTGTAAGAAACATTTTAATGTGGAACAACCATTTAAATTTATGGAACAAATTGCTGTTGAAACAAAAGGAAACTTTTTTGAAGGTAGAACTTTGGAATACCAAAAAGCTAAGTTAGGTGAGTCATTAACGTTTACAGAAGATTTTTAATATATGATGTCACTAAAAATTAAAAAAAGAGGGGGAGACGAAGTATCGTTTAACCCTCAAAAAATATATCAGAGAGTCAAAAGAGCTGCTAAGGGTATGAATGTGAATGCTGATGAGGTATTCATTAAAGTTATTACTTCGGTACCAACCGAAGGTATTATTACAACAAAAGAGTTGGATAAATTGGTTTATGAAATCGCTGCAGCTTATACCGGTAGTCATCACGATTATTCGAGATTGGCTTCTTCGGTAGCTATTTCTGCGTATCACAAAGAGACTGACGAAAGTTTCTGTAATACTATGAAACGTTTACACGAGGAAGGTGTTATTAATGATATCTTAATTGATACAATTAACGAATATGGTTGGGGAGATATCGATTCTGTGATAAATCACGAGAATGATTACAATTTTGATTATTTTGCTTGGAAATCATTACAGGAAATGTATTTATTAAAAACGCCTAAAGGTGTTGTAGTTGAACGACCACAACATATGTATATGAGAGTTGCTTTATGGGTTACTAAATCATTTGAAGAGGCGGTTGAATACTATAATTCATTATCAAATCAACTTATCTCTCCGGCAACACCGATTATGATTAATGCGGGTACTAAAACACCTCAACTAGCGTCTTGTGTATTGAAATACAATAATGGAGATTCAAGACAAGGTTTATTAGATACGTTTAACGACATTTCAACGTATTCGTCAGATGCTGCTGGTATTGGTTTATGTATGTCAAATATCCGTAGTAAAGAAAGTAGAATCAACTCATCAGGAGGATTTGCGGGTGGTTTATTGAAATACCTAAAGATTGTTAATGAAGGATTAAGATTCTTCAACCAACAAGGAAGAAGACCGGGAAGTGCTGCTATCTACATAGAGCCTTGGCATAAAGACATCATAGACTTACTTGAAATCAAAAAGAATACAGGTGCTGAGGAATTGAGAGCGAAAGATTTATTCACCTCAATTTGGTTACCTGACAACTTTATGAATGCGGTTAAAAACAATGGTGACTGGTATTTGTTCTGTCCTAACGATATTATCAAAGCGGGTATCAAACCATTACAAGAGGCTTACGGTGATGAATATGAATCAAATTACAACAAAGCGGTTGAACTTGGTTTAGGTAAGAAAGTGAAAGCTCAGACAATTTGGAATAAGATTATTGAATCTCAGGTTGAAACCGGAGTTCCTTATTTATGTTCTAAAGATAGTGCTAACAGAAAGACAAACCATCAAAACATCGGGGTGATTAAACAATCTAATCTATGTAATGAGATTTACCAATATACTGATGAAACTACTACAGCAATCTGTACGTTATCATCTATGGTATTGAAAAACTTTATTATTAAAGGTGAGTTTGATTTCAAATTACTTTATAGTGAGGTTAGAAAAGTTGTGAGAGCACTTAACAAAGTTGTTGACATCAACAGTTATTCAACGGAACAAGGAAGAAAAGGTGGGTTAGAACAAAGAGCAATTGCCATCGGAACACAGGGTCTTGCTGATGTATTCTTCTTAATGGATTATATCTTCACAACTGAAGAAGCAAAAAAACTTAATAAAGAGATTTTTGAAACTATCTATTTTGCGGCAATCACCGAAAGTATGAACCTATGTAAAACAGGTGAATACAAACCATACAAATTCTTTAAAGGGTCACCAATGTCAAAAGGTATATTCCAATTTGATATGTGGGGGTTAGATTACGAAGGATTAGGAAGAATGTGGGATTGGGATTCACTTAAATTAGAAGTGTCTAATCACGGGATTTGTAACTCTTTATTTACGGCTCAGATGCCAGTAGCGTCGTCAGCTAAGATTACAGGTTCATTTGAAATGACTGAACCGGCTCACTCGGCATTATTTAATCGTCGTGTAGTTGGTGGAGAAATTTTAATTGTTAACAAATACTTAATTAACGATTTTGAAAAGTTAGGTGTATGGTGTGAGGATTTGAAGAATGAAATCATTATGAATGAAGGTTCTATTCAAAACATTAACTTTAATCACTATTTAGACCCGGAAGATAAGAATTACAATAAGAAGGTAAAACGAATTGAACATTTGATTCCGAAATATAGAACGATTTGGGAAATATCTCAAAGAGAACTTATTGATATGGCGGCAGACAGAGCTCCATTTATTGACCAATCACAATCAATGAATATCTATATGTCAGAACCAACATTATCAAAAATTTCATCATCTCACTTCCATTCTTGGGGTAAAGGATTGAAAACTCTTTGTTACTATGTTAGAACAAAAGCAATATCAACCGGAGCTAAACATTTGGCTGTTGATATTACAAAAATCCAACAACCAAAAACAGTTGAGAAACCAACGGTTGATTTAACAACAAAACCAACAGACACTGAATTTGAGTGTTTTGGATGTGGTTCTTAATAGAATTAAATATTAATCACGACTTTGGTCGTGATTTTTTATTTTACTCTATTTATAAGAAATAATTACGACACTATATTTATAGTTATGGCAGATGGAAAAACATATGGTATTAATTTCCCTTTTAGGGATTCTTATGATGGAAAGTATTTAGACCTTTCCACAGATAGTGCTCAAGAAACAAGAACGGATTTAATACATTTATTATTAACTAGAAAAGGAAGTAGATATTTTTTACCCGATTTTGGTACAAGACTATATGAATTTATTTTTGAACCATTAGATGGTCCAACATTTTCAGATATTGATGCTGAAATTAGAGATGCTGTTGAAGAATATATACCGGGAATAACAATAAAAAATATAAGTATTACCGCAGCATCTGATGGTGAAGAAGATAAAGGTACTTATGTTGACCAATACGATACTCGTGTTTTTAGAGTACCGGGTATTGGAACTAAAGAACACACTGCGAAAGTTAAAATAGATTATCAAATAAATAATGACGTGTTTAACGCCAGTGATTTTGTAATCCTAAATATTTAAAGAATATGGCTAATAAAAAAATATCGTATACTACGAGAGACTTCCAATCAATTAGAACTGAATTAATAAACTTCACTAGAACTTATTATCCGGAGTTAGTTGACAATTTTAATGATGCGAGTGTATTCTCAGTGTTATTAGATTTAAATGCTGCGGTTACGGATAACCTTCAATTTAATATTGATAGAAGTATTCAGGAAACTGTTTTACAATATGCTCAACAAAGGTCTTCAGTTTTTAATATTGCAAAGACTTATGGGTTAAAAGTTCCTGGTCAAAGACCATCGGTTGCCTTAGTTGATTTTTCAATTACGGTACCGGCTTTTGGTGATAAAGAGGATTTAAGATATTGTGGTATATTACGTAGAGGTTCTCAAGCAAGTGGTGCGGGTCAAGTATTTGAAACTGTTTACGATATTGATTTTTCATCACCGTCAAACGCTGAGGGATTTCCTAATAGATTAAAAATACCAAATTTTGATTCAAATAATAAATTATTAAATTATACAATTACTAAACGAGAAACTGTTGTTAATGGGATTACCAAAGTTTTTAAAAGAGTTATTACAGCAAATGATGTAAAACCATTTTTTGAATTATTTTTACCTGAAAAAACTGTTTTAGGTGTAACTAGTGTATTATTAAAAGACGGTACTCAATATGCGAATGTCCCTTCAAACCAAGAATTTTTAGGTGTTGATAACAGATGGTTAGAAGTACAAGCCTTGGCTCAAGATAGAGTTTTTATTGAAGACCCAACAAAAGTTTCTGATAATCCCGGTATTAAAGTTGGTAGATATGTAACTACCGCAACTAAATTTATAACAGAATTTACACCGGAAGGTTTTTTTAAAATGACTTTTGGTGGTGGAACACAATCAGCGGATGAACAACTACGAGAATTTGCTAGAGATGGAAAACCATTGAACTTATATAAATATTCAAATAACTTTGCGTTAGGTAGTACTTTAAAACCTAACACTACTTTATTTGTTCAGTATAGAATTGGTGGTGGTTCAGGAACTAATTTAGGTGTTGGTGTAATAACTCAAATAGGGACAGTTTCATTTTTTGTGAATGGTCCATCAGATTCTGTTAATACAACTGTGGTTAATTCATTGAGATGTAATAATGTTACTGCGGCAATTGGTGGGGCTAATTATCCAACAACGGAAGAGGTTAGAAATTTAGTATCATATAACTTTACGGCTCAAAATAGAGCGGTTACAATAAATGATTATGAATCCATAATAAGAACAATGCCATCTCAATTTGGAGCTCCTGCTAAAGTAGCGATAACTGAAGAAAATAATAAGATTAAAGTTCAAATGTTATCTTATGACGAAACAGGTAGATTAACTGAAATAGTTTCTAATACATTAAAAAATAATGTGGCGAATTATTTATCAAATTATAGAATGATTAATGATTACGTGTCAATTGAAAGTGCTAATGTTATTGATTTAGCAATAAATGTTGATGTTGTGTTAGATAATTCACAAAATCAGGGTTCAATTATATCTCAAATAATTAATATAATTACTGATTATTTTGACCCAACAAACCAAGAAATGGGTGAAAATGTTAATGTATCAGAATTAAGAAGATTAGTTCAAAGTGAAAATGGGGTTATTTCTGTTTCTGACATGACATTTTTTAATAAAGTTGGGGGTCAATATTCTTCCTCTCAAACATCACAAAGATATATTGATTCGGAAACTAAACAAATTGAATTAGTTGATGATACAATTTTTGCTGAACCGAGACAAGTATACCAAGTTAGATATCCAAACAAAGATATTAATGTTAGAGTTAAAAATATTAAAACGGTTAATTTCTCTTAGCAATTTATTTTAAAATTTATTGAATTATCATTATTATTAATCAAACAAAATAATATGGATTATATTTTACAATTTTTAGACGCTATAAAAGGTAATAACGGTACTTGGATTCAAGCCATCGTTATTAGTTTAATTTTACATATTAGACTTTGGATAGGAATACCATTTTTTATACATTATTTAATAATTGTTATTAAAAACAAAACAAATATTAAAATATTCCCAACATTAATGTGTATTTTTTTTATGACCTTGATTGGGTATGAATCTACAAACATTTATAGTGATAGACAATCTGAGACTAAAAAATATAACATAGAACATGTTAAAAAAACTACAAATAATTTAATTATAGTGATACAAGGGGTTAATAATCCATTTAAGGATTTTATCTCTAAAAACAAAACTCAAGTTGACGTTACAAATTCTCGTGATGAAAATGGGTTGGGATATATTAAATCAAAAAATTTTACAAAAGATACTCAAGTTTTAACTTATGTGAGTTCACATAGTGAAAACTTAACACCTGAAGATGTTTATAGTGTGATTTATTACTACAAGTTATTTAATCCAAATGGTAAAGTTATTATGGTGGGTCATAGTATTGGGGGGTATAATGTTATTCAAGTTGTTAATCAATTAAAGAAAGAAAAAATCAATATTGATTTAGCTATTTTAATAGACCCGGCAAACAAAAAAGAAAATAATGTTGAATATAATATTCCTACTAATATAAATAGATTAATTAATTTAACTTCAACTGAATATAGTGATGAGTTCATATTTTTTACAAATTCAGGGGGTAAACCAACGATATCGTCAAGTAATGTGAATTACGTTAACATTGAAATAAAAAACACAACTCATACGGATATTGATAATG